TCTTGTGTAAGTGTAACTTCTTTACGTGCAAACTTAGTTGCTTCGTTCTGTATGTTACCAGCACTATCAAAAACCTGACTATAAAAGTCATCCTCGTATGCTTTCATTAAGTCTTTAGTTACCTTTGGTGTTCTATATCCACCTTCTTGTAACTCCATAACTCTACGCATAGCTAGTTCTCTCATCTTAGCACGGCCAAGAATGTATGCAAATGAATCGTCAGTTGCAGCCATAAGTTTTGTGGAGTATGTTAAGAAGTTAGAATTATTCATCTGACGTGCCATATTAGCCATAGCAAACGCAGCTCTCTCACCATCAGTAGCTCTATTACTATCTTCTGCCCATCTACGTAGTATCTCCCAGTTATCGTCGCCTTTACTATATTCTGAAAATCTAGTTTTGATAGTTGCTATGTCACCTTTCCAGTATGAGTTTAGTCTTTCTCTAAACAAAGTAAAGGATTCTGGTATAGCTTCCATCATACCATTGATTGACGCAAGACTTGCTCTTAGAGTTTGTGTATCACCACTAAAAGGTAAACGTACAGCAGCCCCTAGTGCCGTAGCAAAAGGTCTTAAGAATGTTGCAGCAGATGTACCCATAATAGCTCGCATTGGTGTTTTAGGGCCAGACAGTACACTGTGACTCATTACACCTTCTAGTTCACGTATAAGGATACCTGTTCTACTTACACCACCTGTTTCTAATTTACCACCTAGTAATACAGTTCTTGCCCATCTATCAAAGTCATCTAATGTATTTACATCTTTCATCATAGAAAATGCTTCATACATAGCCATGAGTAAATTATCATCATCGTCAGCTATCTTAAGTACAGTTTGTATAGACTCTCTGGACTTAGCTACTTCTGATGCTAATGTTTCTTCGATCGCTTTTTTTCTAGCTTTACCAGCACCTAACTCTTTAAATGAGTCAGACTTAACAAGTCTAGCCTTTTTAGTTTCATACAACGCATAAAGCATTGTGTCTACAATCTGTTTAGCAGGGCCATCTATAGCGTTGGTGTTAACAATATCTGCAATCTCTCTAGCAGCTGTGCCTGTGTCACGTAGCTGTTTGAGTAGTGTGCCTAAAATTAGGTCAAAGGTCACTACATCTGCTGATTGCAAGATTGGTATACCATCTACTATATCTTTTTGTTTTTCTATCAGCTCTTTAAAATATTCGGTTGGTGACATATCAGCTGCATTTCTACCTAGAGTCACTCGTTGATGTGCTTCTACATGCTCCTTGTATTTAGCAGATAATGTCTTTCTGTCACCTTTTACAGCGTCTAATTCTTTCTTAAACTTCTGATCGCTCATCAAGCTTTGAAGTATGCGATCTGCTGTTTCTTCGTCTGTACCACCGTATCTAGCTACACGCTCACGTTCGACTGGGGTTGTTACACTACCAGTAGATCCTTCTTCTGATCCCCACTCCTTACGAGTACGAGATAGCTGGTCACGTGCTACAGCTGGTTCTACTTCTGATATATGTGCTCCTTGATGTGGTTCTGCAATAGGTCTATTTTTATCAGCTCTGAACTCAACATCTCCTTGACGGAGCTGTGCTATACCAGCTTTGATTGTTTGATCGTCTAGGCTTTTGTTTCGAGCTGTAATCTGGTCAACTGCTGATTTGCTACCTTTCTTCAAAGTATATGCAATGCCGTCAAATACAAGACCTATGCCCATACCTTCTACGATGTTTTTTATTTTCATCATAACAGGATGGTCAGTATCTTTTGTAGACAGCGGTGTATCAACCCAACCATATCTATCACGTAATGCACCTAGGGCGTTCTGTTCATCTGATTCTTTAGATATAAGATCAGATACAGCTCCTAAAGCTGCACCACGAGCAACACTACTACTGGCAATTCCTATCAGACCAGCTGGTATTGTAACTGCACCTGATGCTACAGCCGCTTTTGCTACTGCTGCTGTGCCAAGTGCTAAACTACCGAAATGTACAAGACCTCTTAATTGTTTACCCCACCATGTCTTGGTTTCAATAGGATTGTCATAAGAGTCAAATGGTGTAAACTCGGGTTTGTAATATCCTTTTTCTTCTTTCTCTCTTTGCATTTCCCCTGATAACGCATCCATAGTGCGTTCTGGGAATGTGGCTAATGAAGACGCAGTGTCTTGCAAGCCGCCAGATAAAATAGACTGTCCCTCTTTGATGAGTGCCTTGGCACCCCAAGTTTCAGCATTACGTGGATCGGCCTGCTCAGATACTGCTTGTTGTTCAGCTGTATTTGCTGCTTCCTGTTTCTGTAGCTTTTCTTGTCGCCTAGCTTCATAGTCGTCTATAGCGTCCCTAGCTACTTCTATGCCAGTTTGTATATCATCTTCATTGACTTGATAAGAGTTGCCACCTGAGTAGGAGTCGCTCATCGTTTAAATCTTCCTGTTTGTTTTTTAGGTTTTTGTGTTTTCTGCACTTCAGTTATTACAACGTTAGCTATTTGTGGCATTAAATTATGTAATTGTAATGCACTATACTGTTTTAGTCTAGGAAATAACTCGTTAAGTGCTTCTTGCTCGTTAGGGCTAAGTGTTAGAAGTTTTGATACTACACCTCCACCTTCGACTGACATACCACGTATGGAGTTCATTCGACTTAGGTTGTGCCTTGCAAGCTCAAAAGCAAGATAGTCTTGAAAGTTTGAATCAAAATCATAACCTTCTCTTTCAACGATACGTTTTAGCTCACCATCGTTAGCATCAAGTAATTCTTTATATTGTTTACCTGTAATACCATATCTTCCTAGTTTCATGTTTGGATGTTTTTCAGCTTGTTCGTATACATTTAAAGCTTTTCTAGTTTGTATACTTACAAATCGCCTACCTTGTTGTTCTATATTACCTTGTGCATCTACTGTAAAATTAAATGGATTACCGGGGTACTCACCAAAGTCAGCAGCACCAGAATGATAATCGTAACCCTTGAGATTATGATAACCTTTTACAGCATCTGGCGATTCAAATGTTTCTAAAACTCTTTCTGCATACGAGTCACCATTTTCATCAACAGCTGTCATTACAGTTAATGCACCATGCAAACCGTTTTTAGTTTGATAATTAAATAAATCAGGTTCTAAAAATGTTTTTTCTTTCGGTATAAATTTACCGTATGTTGGATCATCTTTAAATGCACCTGTTACAGCAAGTCTGTGCATCATAAACTCACGTGGTCTTTTAAATTTACCATCATCATCCATGACTTTAAACTCACTCCACCATTCTATAACTTCTGGGTATAGTTTACCACCACTACGTATGTGTGCAAGTGATTTTTCTAAGAATAATCCTTCTCCGGGTTTAACGTTTCTATCGTTGATTGAGTTAGGATCATCTAAGTATCCTTGTGCCATATCTTGTTTTTGATATGCAAGCTTAGGAGATGTCTCAGTAATAAATACATCAAACTCACCGTCATCTAGTCTCTTTTGTAACTCTTCTACTTTTTTGGATATAAATGCTATAGGTGGTAATCCTTTATCAATATGTATCTTGAAATCACTTACAGCACCTGTTGTTCCTAGTGTTATAGTACCGGCAAGCTCAGTCTCTAGTTGCTGTACAAGAAACTCATCAGTAGGTGTTAGCTCACGTACTTCTTTTTTTAAATATTGAGCTGCCATTTTTCTAAGCACACTACTTTGATCGTTAATTAGACTAGCAAACTTTACTTTATTCTTAATCTCTTCGTTGCCTGCAAAGTCAAGATTTGTAAAAGCAGATTTTAGCCACTCCGGTATATCACCTTTGAGTCTGTGGCCTTTTCTAAATGAGTTAGGATCACCAGTAAACTCAGAAAATATTTGATATATCTCTGTAGGTGTAGGATCAGTTTCTCGTTCAAGTAATTTATCGTACTTATCTCTATGAACAGTACGTGCATCTTGTATCTCTTTAATTAGTCTATCATTATTTGTATCATCTTGTGAACGGATAGCTTCGTTAATCTGCTCTATTCTGTTCATAGTCTTACCAAAAAACTTACTATCTATTGGAAGCTGGTTAGAATACTCAACAATATTGTCAAACTTTTTACCAGTGTGAGCTTCTGTGTAAGGTAAATCATATAAAATATTATTTAACTGATTTTCATTTAGACCACCGTTTTCGCCTGCCTTCGCAGCTACATCATAAAACATATCTGTAGCTTTAGATATGGCATTTGGCTCGTTTTTAAAGAACTCAACAGCCAGCTGCTGGATAAGTCCTGTTTTAGTATCTGTAAATAGAGTAAGATCCTGACCGTTTTCTGGCTTTTTACTTATGTTTCTAACTGACTGTAATATTTTATTTTCAAACTCTTCTTTTCTTTTTGCTTTTCTGTTAGTACTTATAGACTCAGATAGTGCCCAAGAATAGTTTTCTTTTAACTTTTGTAGCTCATCAAAGATAATATTACCATACTGCTTTTCGTATCTACCAGACTCTATGTCATAACCACGTCTAAGTGCATCTACGTGAATTTTATTACTAATTAGATCTCCAATAAAATTTAATCTATTAATACCTTCTAACTGATTAGTAGATTTATCAACTTGTAATTGATCGTGTACACTTTTAAATATAGCTTTAAGTTTATTCTTATCATATTGATATAAGAAAGTTTGTAAGTCTACATCTGGATTTAAGTCATCTGTAAGTTGAGCTAGTATTTCTTGAACTTCTGGTAGAGCTAGATTCTCGTTTTCTTCTAGCTCTTTAGTCAAAAGTGTGTTATTGTAGTCATGGGCGTTCTCACCAAGTTTTACAATCTCAGCTCTGTTTGCTCTATCAGACTGAAACTTAGCGTCGTTTTCTTTTCGAGTCTGGCGTGCAGCTTGTATACTTTGTGCTAACTCTCCTACCTTACCAGTAATCTCAGCTATATACTGTAATCTTTTGTCCCTTGCTTTATATCTATTTTCTTCTATCTTCATCATGTCGTCGTAGAACTCCTTAGTGTCCACGATGTTTCTATCTATTTCTTTGTTAACTGCCTCCGTAAGGTCAGCTTCTGTGGCTAAGTAATTAGTATCACTTATGTCAGGTAACTTATCTCGAGGCGTACCTACGACGT